CAGTAGCGGGAGCGTTTACACTTTTTAAATACGATTTAAAAGGCGCAAATTCTTTTGAGCAAACAGTTACAAGTTCACGTGAAAACGGAACTACATTTGTAGAACAAACTTTAACTTTTACTATTAAAGGTTTAGACACAGTAACTACAAAACAAATGAAATTATTAGCTTGGGGACGTCCACACGTAGTAATTAAGACAAACGCTAACAATTTCTTTTTAGCGGGACTTAATCACGGAATGGACGTAACTACAGGTTTAATTTCTAACGGTACTGCAATGGGTGACTTAAACGGTTACACAATGACACTTGTAGGACAAGAAGCAACTCCTGCAAATCACTTGTCGGTTACAGCACCTTACACAGATGCTTTATTGGTTAGTAGCTGTTTCACAGGAGCAACAGTTGACCCTAACTAAATTTAAAAAATTATTTTTAAAGCCGTTCGTAAGTTCGGCTTTTTTTTTGTCTTGAAAAAAGAACAAAAACACGAATATTTAATTATACTAATATGATAGTATTAACACCTTCAGGAAGTCCACAATTATTTAGTTACGTTCCGCGAGTTTTAGGGAGCGCAGTTAACCAACAACCTGCAACAATGATTATAACAGACGAACAAACAAACACTTCTGTTTCTACAAACGCACACGGAATTGGGTACGATGACTATACAAATTCAATACAACATACTTACGCTTTAATAGAAGGGCATTTTTATACTTTAGAATTAAAAAATTCAAGTAACGAAATAATTTACAAGGATAGAATATTTTGCACAGCACAACCTTTAGTTACATTTTCGGTTAACAATAATCAGTATGTTTCTAATTCAACAACTAACGATTTTATAGTTTATGAATAACTTACACGTTTTAAATTTGTCAGCTTACACGTCACCTGTAGTTTCGGAAACAAACCGAGAAAATTGGGTAGACTTTTTAACTGAAGACGGCGACCAATACTTTCAATTTTTAATTGAACGTTATAGCAATTCAACAACGAATAACGCTATTATAAACAACGTAGCGCGATTAATTTACGGAAAAGGATTAAGTGCATTAGACGCTAATAAAAAGCCAAATGAGTACGCTCAAATGATGTCTTTATTTCACAAAGAAGACGTACGTAAAATGGTTCTGGATAGAAAAATGTTTGGACAATTTGCTATTCAAGTTCACTACAACGACAAGCACGACAAAATATTAAAAGCATATCATATTCCTGTTAATTTTTTACGAGCTGAAAAATGCGATAAAGACGGACAAATAACAGGTTACTACTACAGCGACAATTGGAACGACACAAAGAAGTTTGCACCGATTAGATTTAACGCTTTTAATTATGGCAAAGAAAAAATAGAAATATTATTTTCTAAACCTTACACGGTTGGAATGAAATATTACGCATATCCTGACTATCAAGGTGCAGTACCTTATACACTTTTAGAAGAAGAAATTGCAGACTATTTAATTAACGAAGTACAAAACGGATTTAGCGGAACTAAAGTTGTAAATTTTAATAACGGTGTTCCAACAGACGAACAGCAACAAATTATTTCAAACAAAGTTTTAGATAAATTAACAGGAAGTCGCGGACAAAAAGTTATAGTAGCGTTTAACAACAATGCAGAAAGCAAAACAACAGTTGAAGACATTCCTTTAAACGATGCTCCAGAACACTACACGTATTTAAGCGAAGAATGTTTACGCAAAATAATGTTAGGACACAATGTTACAAGTCCTTTATTATTTGGTGTTGCTTCAACAAATGGTTTTTCAAGTAACGCAGAAGAACTTAAAAATTCATCTATTCTTTTTGACAATATGGTTATAAGACCATTCCAAGAAGAAATATTAGACGCGTTTGATAGTATATTAGCGTTTAACGGAGTTGCTTTAAAGTTATTCTTTAAGACTTTACAACCTTTAGAATTTACGGACTTGGAAAACACGCAGAACGCTGAACAAGTTGCAGAAGAAACAGGCACGGAATTAAGCGCACATACAAATCCATTGATTGATTTAGGCGAAGAACCACAAGACAATTGGTTATTAATAGATGAAAAACAAGTTGACTACAACACAGACGACGAAGAAAACGAATTATTAAGTAAAGAGCCAAAACAAAGTTTATTAAGTAAGGTTATTAACTTGGTTTCAACAGGTGACGCAAGACCAAACATAACAAGTAAACAAGACAAAACTATTGACGGAGTAAAGTTTGTTGTTCGTTATAAATATGTTGGCGCTATTGCTTCAGATACAAGAATTTTTTGTAGTCAAATGATTACAGCAAATAAAATCTATAGAAAAGAAGATATTCAAGTAATGAGTAATACCTATTTAGGTGACGGCTATACAAACAAAGATGGAAAAACAATTGGTTGGGGTGCAAAAGGTGCTTTGACTTTCGACAGGTTTTTTTTTAAAGGGGGTGGCAATTGTTACCATCGGTGGAATAAACAAGTTTATGCAGTTTTTGAAGGAACAGGTTTAAACATAACAGAAAACACGAAAAAATTAGCACAAGCAAAAGCCGAAAAATTTGGTTACAAAGTTGTAAATTCTGAACTTGTTGCAAAGCGTCCTGTTGAAATGCCTAATCACGGTTTTTTACCAAGTAACCCACAAACGAAAAGACAAATTACACGATAATGGCAGAAGCACTTTTAATAACAAGACAAGATTTAGTTAAATTTACTTCGTTAAACGGAAACGTTGACACGGACAATTTTATACAATACATCAAGATTGCACAAGACACAGACTTGCAAAATTTCACGGGTACGAAGCTATTAAACAAGATAAAAGCGGACATATTAGCAAGTACATTAAGTGGTAATTATTTAACGCTTACAACGACTTATTTAAAGCCTATGTTAATTCATTTGGCAATGAAGTATTATTTGCCGTTTGCTTGTTACACGATTTCAAACAAAGGAGTATATAAGCACAATTCCGAAAATTCAACAAGCGTAGAAAAAAGCGAAATAGACTTTTTAATTGAAAAGGAAACGCAAATAGCACAACACTACACACAACGTTTTATTGACTACATAAGCAATAACAATAATTTGTTTCCTGAATACAATTCAAATTCCAATAGTGATATGTTTCCTGACACAAACAATAATTATACAGGGTGGTACATTTAAAAACTTACAAACCAAAAGAAGTCAATATCGTGAAGTTAAAGACTTACTTAAAAAAATTAGAAAATGGCAAATAGTAACGGTTGGGGCGATGGAGCTTCTAATAACAATATAGGTTGGGGACAAGGCGCAATTAATAATATTGGTTGGGGAAAATCACATTTAGTATCGTATGCCGGTTTAACGGACATTGTAGGTTCGCCTGTTCCTTCTTTAGTAACTGCATTTGAATTAAGAGTTGTTACGGATGGCGGAACAATGGAAGCCAATTCTTGCTTAAACACGGAATTAACAAATTTAAATAGTATACAATGAGTTTATTAGACACGGCAAGTTTAATTGTAACGCCAAACGGATATAAAGCAACTAAATTATATAGCGTAAAACCTACTGATGCAAGTGGCGATATGGTTGTTTCAAGGGCAACAACTGCTACAAGAGTAAATAGTGCAGGTCTTATTGAGAGTGTGGCTATCAATGTGCCACGTTTAGATTATACATTAGGTAGTTGTCCAAGTATATTAGTAGAACCTGCAAGGACTAATAAATTATTTGAATCACAAGACATATCTTCTGCACTTTGGGTAAAAGGATTTGCTCCAACAATAACTACAAACATAGCACTTGCTCCTGATGGCACTACAACTGCTGATGGGATAAAAGCAGATGATGCTGCAAGTTTTAAAACAATATCTCAAACTATTGTTGTTACTGCAAATTCAACAATAACAGCTTCTGTCTTTGTAAAAAAAGAAACAAGTCAGACTAATTTTGGCGGATTTGCTCTTATTTTTAGTCCAACTACTAAAATATTAAGATTAAGTGTTGATGCAGTTTTAGGTATTGTACAACCAACAAGTGGCAATACTTTGACAGCTACTACAAAAGTTGAAGATTATGGTACTTATTGGAGAATATCAGCAACAACAACTGATAATGGCTCAAATACTTCATTACAATATGTTTACTATGGTACTCTTTCAACAAACGGCACAAATGTTATTCAGGGTATTGGTTCAGTTAGAACTGTATGGGGATTTCAATTAGAACTTGCTGCAAACGCAACATCATACATCCCTACAACAACAGCTGAAATAACTCGGAATGCTGATGTAATTAGTAAGACAGGTGTAAGTAGTTTGATAGGTCAGACTGAAGGGACTATATATGCAGAGATTAATAATACTTTGATGACATCTTATTCAACAGGTTATGTTATGAGAATATTTGCTGATGCTAACAATGAAGTATGGATAAGAAAAGAATCAGGTACAAATAAATATACTGCAAGATGGAGAGCTAATAGTGTAGATGTTTATACTCAATCAACTATATCTGTATTAAATGGGAATAATAAGATTGCTATTGCATACAAAACAGGTGATTCAGCTGTATACTTAAATGGTACACAAATAGGAACAAGTGCAAGTACAGGAGCTTTTGCTGTAGCACCAAGTCAAATTGGTATAGGCTCTACAAGTACTGCTGATTTCTTTAATGACAGAATTGAATTAGCAACTGTATTTCCTACAAGATTAACAAATGCACAATTAGCAACCTTAACTACTCTATAATGAACATCTACAAACTAAAATACACAACTAAAGCAGCTGCTGAAAAAGACCTTAAAGAAAAGGGTGTTTATGTAGAGACCAATGAAGGTATAACATACGCTACAGGTATTCACGCTGTAGTTGAACTTGGTAAGATTATCACTACTTATGCTACTTATGATGAACAAGGCAACGAGCTTACTGCTCCTATCTATGCTGATGGCTACCATTACGATGTGATGTGTGAACAAGACATTGACTTTGGAAGTAACTCAATAGAAGTAAACAACCCAAAACACGGATTTTTAGGACATAATTAAAAATATGAAAACAAATATTTTAGCAAGTTTATATTTCGTGTTTGGCTACATAACTTCGTTTTCTTTAATGTTTCAAGGAACTGAACTTTACATTAATTTAGCCGGAATCACTTTATTTTTTTATTTAACTTTTAGCTTAACAGAAGCGCTTGAAAATTTAGGATTATGAAACTACAATTTTATTTATTACTTTACACAATTAAAAATTCAGCGTTGAAACTAATTACAATTTGCTTTTCGTTTTTTTTACCTATTAGCGGAATACTTGGACTTTTATTTGCATTAATATTATCGGACACAGCAACAGGAATTTGGAAAGCAAAACACCAAAAACAAGAAATAACAT